TCCTTTGGGTCTTTCTGAAGGCAGATTGAGGCAGTCTGACGGTGGATGTCTTTGCTTTCTAGGATGTCGGCGATGCCTTGGCTATCCCTCGACAATTCGCAAGCCGTTCTAAATTCAAGCCCAGAATAATCACTCTCAATTATTTTCCCGTTTTTAAATCGACTGACTATACAAGCCCTAACAGGAAAACCTCTCTTAGGCATATTCTGAAGATTAAGTGTAATACCACCGCCTGAAGACAACCGACCTGTTGCTGCTACACACTGATTGAAGTTAGCGTGAAGAAAGCCAGTTGCTCTAGTACCTCGCTGAATGCCAGCGCAAAAGCTGTCCAGGTAGACAGTGACCGCTTTGAGCCTCGACATCTTAGTCAGAAACTCAACAGCTTGCAGATTACCTTTGGCCTCTGCCCTTTTGATCAGTTCAAGAATAGTCCCTTTATCGGTCTTAAATCCGTTAGCACTGGCATCATTAGGGCCTTTAGGTGACATCCTGAGTCCTGCTGATACTCCTGTACTGATATATAATGCACCAGCACCATCACAGACGGCACACTTTGTGCGGTTTTTATAGGCTTCTCCGGTAGTGCGGTACTTCTTTCCAAGTTTAGTCTTAGTAACCACTTTGTATTTCTGAATACTACCAGCGCCTCTACAGTCAGGGCATTGAGAGGCTTGTGTACGCATCACGATGCTTGTGGAAGCTCTAACGGCGTCTGCAAATTGAGCATTAGACATAAAGGGAGGTCTCAGAGACTTACCCGCTGCATTTGTACCAATGTTAAAGGTCTGTATGTGAGCTTCACGGTTAGTGACATCACGCGAGTATATAACCTTAGTCATATCTCTACCGGAGTTGATGTTTATAGGAGTGTCACCCATTACCAGTTCAATGATGCGAGATAGATCGTCCGTTAGTTGCACCTTCTCAGCCCTAAATTTAAGCTCCACTAGGTTTAAGGCTTCAGTGTCTATCTTTACGCCATTCATTTCAATCTCACACAAGAACAGCATCATCTCCATCATGAAGGGGATAACTGTCTTTAGTGAGGTGTTGTGTTCACGATCTAAAGCTTTGCGCTGGGCTAAGAACAGTTCCCCTGTAGCTTTAACATCAGCTTCTGCGTACTCCAGAACTACGTCCAAAGGCATTTTTTCGAACCCGATTCCACTATGGAAAAGCTCATCAACAAGGTCTGACTTCTTTATGCTTTTAGTGGCATTACGAAGGCAACTCTCTTTCAGGCTTAACGGTCTGCGTTGGCCCTTAGATAATAGATATTCCACGATCATTGTGTCATAGATAAAGGGTGGTAACTTAAATCCCATTTCCATCAGCCATTCAGTGTCGAACTTAGCGTTGTGCATGATGCAGCCGTAAGCTTGAGCCAGATGCTCCTCTAGCCTTTGTATTGGATCACAACCCTCATATTCAGTATGGTTCCACACATCCGCATGTACTAGATCAACCGTGTCCTCACCCAGCCACCCATAGTGACCAGACACGCACTTGTTTAAAGGGTTTTTGGGGGAGTTATCTATACGTCCCTCAATATGATCGACAGTTGTCTCTAAGTCCAAAACTAACCACTTCTTGCCAGCATCAAACTCCATAGCGGCTGGTGGCTCCGTTTAGATTACATATCACCGTACCGTGCCAGCCCGAAATCTTATTCTTCATGACGTTGATGTAGCGAGTAGGATCGTCAGGATTGTTTGGATCATCCGTTTTGCCTACGCCCAGCATGATGTCGCTCTCCGCAGCTTTTCCGAGCTTACTGCCTTCCATCATGGACATAGTAATGCGCGTCTTGCCTTCAGCCTCTGCACTAGCTTGTGATAGGGCCAACAGCGCACAATTATGAGTTTTTGCCAATTCTCTCAGCCGATAGTATAATTCTCGAAGACGAGCGTGACCGCTATCAAACTGTGTAGTCAGAGAAATTTTATCTCCCATGTCCACAATTACTACATCAAAAGCTTGCTCAGTTATGAAGCCATCTAATTCTTGAATGTCCCAGCCCTGGGCGTCAGCAAATATTAATCTGTCCTTAATACCTAAGTATCGTGCTGAAGCTGCACGGGGATCAAAGATAACCTCTTCTTTAGTTAGCCCACAAAAAGCTTGGATGGCTCTCAGCTTCGTCTTCTTACCGATTTCCTCATTAGCAATGTATCCAACCTTAGCTCCTTGCTCACAGAAACCTCCCGGCGATGCACACAAGCTAATCGCGAAAGCTGTTTTACCTACATTCGAGTATGCTGCGATAACACCAAAGTCACCGCGCCCGATGCCATAGACATGACGGCTTAATGTTTCGATGTTGAACTTAAACTTATTCTCATCCGACACCGCTGCCAGCATCTCGTAAATATCGTCCGTAACAATTGCATCTGCAAAGTTATTAGGGGTATATCCCCCTGATACTTTTTTAAGCAGAACATTCAATTGATCCATAGCCTGGACATCACCCTCACTCATTTTTATTCCGAGGTCAGCAATGTCTAAGCCTATGGATTGCCGCCAAAGGTTCTCAATAACTTCGGTAGCAATCACAGGGGTTAATATTTCAGCCTTGTCTATGGAGTGGACTAGCCCTTTTATTTCGTCATCCCAACTGGCTGTTGAGGTAGGGTTTTGCGATTTCCAAAAGCTAAACATTTCCAGTGGGCTGATGTCTTGCTCAAACTTATCGTGCATAGAAACTAATGTTTTATATATGTCTTTTAATGAGTCATCAAAAAGTGTGGGTCTTAATTTAGCCTTGTTACTGTTATAAAAATCGTAACTAAGGCAGCTTTTAAGTAAAGATTGGTCCATTCTACTCGTCCTCTAACTAAATGTCGGTAACCGCCACCTTAGAGTAAAGAGATACAAAAAAAAAGCCCCTCATTTCTGAGAAGCTTTTATTGATTATTTTAGGTGCTAAATAATTTAGTTAGCGCGAAATTTCATCTGCGTTAAGTTGGGTGGAGTATCGCCTCTACGATCACGTACTTCGCATTGCGATGATACTACCCCTTTTTGACCATCACAAAATTGCTTAATGGCTGTTTTCAAGGCGTCCTCTACGTTGGCAGCATCTCTGAAGCCGCCTTCGATTTCTAAATCCACGATTGATATGGCTCGAATTTTCATTGGTCTTTATCCTCTTATGCAAAATTTTTGCAGTGGGTGGTATTTATACACGTTATTCCTCGTGTCCACTGCACTTACTTAGTTAATATAATTAAGTAAATGCGGTAGTTGGTCCTGATCGTGCCGTATTGCACCAGCTTGTTACACTAATGCCAAAAAAACCTATTCCTTCTGAGCTAACACCCGATGAAGCATCGAGTTGTATGACTAGTAGTGCCATAATTTAAATCCCCCTATTTCTGACCCACGTATAGTCTGGGCCATTCTGCATACCAACCTAAAGGTCGATTTTTAATGTGTGGCGTATTTGGCTAGTAGTTAATACTTTTAAATCTTTGCTAATAAACCGCACTTTTAAGTTAGCCCCTAATTGGCGCTTTATAACAATAGCCTTAGCAGAGGCATCTTTGTCAAGGCATAAATATTTATTAAGGTACTTTTCTGTGGCTTTGTTAAGTGCCTTAGTAATATTCGTCCCCAACATAGCAACCCCAACTAAGCCGTTAACTCTGGATACTGAACATGCAGATGGTACGTCCTCAACTAATACCGCTGTTGTACCTGTTCCTATATGAACCCCTGCGGGTATAGAACCAAGGGTCATCCATTTAGGGCCGTAAGAGCGCAGAGATTTAGCAACTACCCCTTCACCACTATAAAACAGTACACGATCTTCTGAGGGATCATATCTAACTTTTATATATCCATTTCGGTAAGCTTCTAAACTGTTCACGCTAGCCAGGTAGTCGAGGGCTGGTTTGTGGTTCTCTACAGATGTTGTAATCGATGGTAGAGGTCTCACATACACCTCACGCTTCCGTATCTGCCCTGTAAGATAGTTCTTGGCTGATTGTAGGTCTCTCTTACCCGAATGGATGCCTTTGCCCTCACAGGACGCTCTGTAGCAGTTCCACATTAACTTACCGTCTATCTTAGATATGGCTAGCTTCTTTTGACCTCCACAGAACGGGCATGTTATAACTTTTGTATCACCTTCTCTGAGAGGTATATCTTTAATTATCTGGAGTTGTTCAGCGTAGGTCATTATAAGCCTTTGGCTATACTGCCCCCTCATAGGGACAGCGTCAGCTTATATAGGTATCCTGATCTGTCAACAGCTAACTGCGCCAATTAGTAAACTATTTACAACAACACCTAAAGTTAACAGGTATTCTGACAATAGTTGATTTTATCGTTTAAAAACAAGGGGTCCCACTACTCAATTGGTCGTAGGTTCGATCCCTACCGCCGGAGCCAATATATTGATTAATAACGATAATAGTGCGTTTGTGATCACATCATTGCATTGCAGATCGGGGCATTGCAGACTGCAATATCTGCAATGCTTAGTGATATAAAAACTACAA